CGATTCGCCTACAGAAGGCAGCTTATCCTTCTCTGTGTAAAACAGAGCGGGAGAGGAATCGGTTTCAGAGCTTCCTTATGGAGGTGTCGAACACTTTTCGCATTAACCATATCTCCGCGCGTCAAGCGTGGAGTTTGGTTAGGCGGATGTTCTTCATCTTCATTTTGGTTGCTAATGGAACCATGAATGAAACCAAGGCTCTAACTGCCATTGTAGAGGCAGTCGAGAAATCCCGAGCTAAGAATGCTCGGAAGAATGGGATGAGGTGAGGACAGATGTCAGGACAGGTAGACACGAACAAGGGGGTAGAATGAATATACCCAACCTTGCAATCGTGCTCGCCTTCTACACATCGGTCTTTAAGGACTTTATAGTGCATGATCCTTCACAAAGATCGTGCTACAAAGCCAGTGCTCGTTACCTCAAACTGAGGCTCGAGAACGAAGGCTTGGGTCTTATTTCTAACTCGCTCCCCGAATTGGGTAAAGCTTGCGAAATAAGCCTAATAACCGGTGAACCTTTAAAAGTTCCCGTAAGCTTTCGTACACACTGGCGGTCTGCATTGCCGAGTTTCCTTTATCAGCAATGGAAAAGGTTATTCGACGATGAGGGGAATCCTCTCATGGCGGAGACAGATGAGGCCGCATGGTCTTATCTTGTTATCCGACAAGTATGTATGGCTTTTAGCAAAGCCGAAGACATACCCTCGAGGATGACGCAACTTGAAGCGATGTTCAGCTTCAGGAAACGTATAGCAGAGGATATTGCTATTACCACTCCATCTTGGCTCTTAAATAGAGCTCGACAGCTTATTCACGCTGTCGTGATGGAGGGTGATCGACTCCATCCTATGCTGGCTCAATGGGAAAGTATCCCCTATGGACGGCATGGACCAGGAGCTGTAGCCGGGAAGGAAAAAGGTTTGTCAAAGTGGAATTTTCGGCGAATAGACGGTTCAGATTTGAACCTATACCGATTTAACGATCGGTCCCCCCTACCTCTTGGGGTGGCTAAGCCGAATTCTCGTGTCGTATGTGTTCCAAAGGACTATAAGTCCCTACGGACCATATGCGTAGAGCCCAAGGAATTCCAATTCGCCCAACAGGGCTTATGGGATATCCTTAAGGCAATAATTCACGAGAACCCTTTGACTCGGAGATGCATTAACTTCAATCATCAAGAGTACAATGCCAAGCTTACCAAAAGGCTTGACCTTGCTACAATTGACTTGAAGGATGCGAGCGACACAGTGAGGCTAAAACTATGTCGCTTACTCTTTCCTAAAGAGTTCTTCCGGCTAGTAACACGGTATCGATCTCGCGAGATCCAGATGAAATCGGATCTAGTTAGACCGACATGCTTTGCAAGCATGGGCTCGGCACTTTGCTTTCCGATTGAGACGCTGGTCTTCTGGGCTATTGCCCAGTCGGCTATACATCCCATGACAGATCGCAAAAAGCCTCTCCGTGTGTTTGGTGACGATATCGTGTGTCCAAGAGAGGACGCACAATATATAACCAAAATACTAGGAACTTGCGGCTTCGTAGTGAATCATAATAAGACCTGCATAAACTCTCCTATAAGAGAGTCCTGCGGCGCTTATACCTATGCGTCGAGAGACGTACGGGTGGTTCGTATGAAGAACGCACACTGTAAGACCCCTCTAGCATGGATATCGCTTGTAGAAAGCTGCAAGCTGCTTAACTCCGGCCAGATGCCGAAGACGAGCTATGCCATGTTACTGGTACTCAAGCAATTTTGGCATGTTCCTTTTGGTAGATTCGGTTTACCCGAATCGACAGAAGGCTTTTCGTGTCAATCCCGTTGGAATGCTCAATTCCAACGACGAGAGTATCGGTTTCCTCGATTAGAACTGAGATCGGGGAGAGAGAAATTACCGGGAGATTCAGGCCTCTATGCCTGGCTCGTAGGTAATTCGACCACACCGTCCCAATACGGAACCGATAAGGTTAAAATTGGGTGGGTCGCTGAACCTTTTTGAGGAGGTCAGCGGCAGAAGGGGCCGCG